CCAAAATATATCGTTACAACCTGGGAAGAGTTCTATTAATGTTTGAATTTGTTAAAGTTAACATAGATCAACCTGAGGTTGAACCTATAAGCAAAGACGGTGTACGGTATTACCCTATACCTGGTGCTGATAAATACTATCCGAGTGTTACCTCAATCACATCGTTTAAGAACGCTGCTTTCTTCGCAGGTTGGAGAAAGAAAATAGGTGAAGACGAGGCCAATCGAATTACTGCTAGAGCTACACAAAGAGGTACTGCATTCCACAGTATCACAGAGGATTATCTAACAGATAAATTAGATCTCGACAGTTACATGGAGAATAATCCATTGTCTGTTAGAATGTTTCAGTCCGCAAAGTCCACTCTTAATCGTATAAACAACATCAATTGTCTGGAGACCTTTTTATATTCACACTACCTTGGTCTCGCTGGTCGAGTAGACTGTATTGCTGAGTTTGATGGTGAGTTAGCAGTTATCGATTTTAAAACCTCAACAAAGATAAAGCAGGAGGAATACATCGAGCACTATTATGTGCAAGAGACAGCCTACGCTGCTATGTTTTTAGAACTTACAGGTATTGAGGTCAAGAAAATTGTCACACTTATCACGGTTGAAGATGGGTCTGTTCAAGTGTTTGAGAAATACAATCTTGATGACTATCTACAATTACTCAAGTCCTACATTGAAGAATTTGTTAGGGGAAAGAATGCCTAAAGAAAATTTACTTGAAGATAAATTCTTAACTCCAACCAAATTCTCTGCGGAGATCGAAAGGTTGGTGCATAAAAGCAGTGGTCTCATCACTTATATTGAGGCAGTAGTAACTTACTGTCAAGAGAATGAGATCGAAATAGAAACTGTACCAAAACTTATATCAAAACCATTAAAAGAAAGACTAAAGCATGAAGCTCAACGTCTTAATTATATGAAGCAAACAACTAAAGGAGTCTTACCCTTATGACAGACGCTACGTTCTTTGAATCAGAACAAGTTCAGGAAAATTTGAATGATATATTTAATACCTATCATGAGATAGCTTCTATGACCAACCATCTTCATAAGATGGATGCAGAAGCAAGAGTTGAGCACATTGATAAGTGCAAAGTTCTCATAGATAAACAAAAGAATTTTTATACTAGGTTAACTTTAGCATCTAAAGAAGATGCTGAGGCAGCAGACATGAGGGTGAGGATTGATGCTTTGTCTCAAGCATTTGGATATGCTAGTCTCTTGGACTGCATGGATGCTATGCTCGTTACGTTAGGAAGAGCAGAAAAAAGTCAATCAGAACGTGATTGACATAACCTAAATAGTATGCTACGATTACACAGTAGCATTAATACACTCAATACGGAGAATACGATTATGTCATTTGCTTCACTAAAGAAAGCTGCCTCTACAGGCAACAGTCTTAGTAAACTGACACAAGAGATAGAAAAACTAAACCAACCTCAGACCACAGGTGCTGATGAGCGTCTATGGAAACCTGAGTTGGATAAATCAGGAAACGGTTATGCCGTTATCCGATTCCTTCCTGCTCCAGATGGAGAGGACATGCCTTGGGCAAAAATCTGGTCACATTCCTTCAAAGGACCTGGTGGTCAGTGGTACATCGAGAACTCTCTTACTACTATTGGTAAGGATGATCCTGTCGGTGAATTGAACAGGGAACTATGGAACAGTGGTCGTGAGTCTGACAAGGCAACTGCTAGAACACAGAAGAGAAAACTCTCTTACTATTCTAACATCTATGTTGTGAGTGACCCTGCACATCCAGAGAACGAAGGAAGAGTCTTCTTATACCGCTACGGTAAGAAGATATTTGACAAACTAGTAGAAGCAATGCAACCTGCATTTGCTGACGAGACTCCACTTGATCCATTTAATCTATGGAAAGGTGCAGACTTCAAGGTAAAGATTAGAAAGGTTGATGGGTACTGGAACTATGACAAGTCAGAGTTCGCTGCACCTGCTACTCTAGGTAAACTAGATGATACAGAACTAGAAGAGATTTGGAAACAGTCTTACTCACTTGCTGAGTTTGAAGCACCTAAGAACTTTAAGTCTTATGAGCAACTACAAGCAAGATTGAATCTAGTATTAGGTAAATCTTCACGTACACCAGCACCTGTTGTTGATGAGAGTGAAGAGGAAGTAGTACCTGCTAATTGGGGTAAAGAAGTTACTGATTTCAAAGCGAAAGCAGTTGCTGCTGCTCCAGCAAGCGGTGAAGAGGATACATTGTCATACTTTGCTTCACTAGCAGAGGAGGACTGATTATAAACTGGCACAAGGAGGACTACATATCCTCCTTTTGCTGTTATAATTAGTATATTAAAGGAGATTTATGAAGTTTACACCATTGCTTTTGATACCCTTCTTGTCTGCAACACCAGCACAAGCTGGGTGGAAAGATTTTTTTCAACCAGGATGGTCAGAGTCTGAGATCTGTTACAAGAATGTATACAGAGAGGAGTATGTACCAGGCACTTACAACAATCCAGGTTACGTTGAAACATTTAAAGACAGGGTAGAGATTCCCTGCAATACTGTTATTACAGGAGGAGGAAGAGAACCTCATTCTATAGGTGTAAGACCTTCAAGACCACCATACAGACCTTACAGACCTTCACGTGATGGAAACGAATGTGGTGATGGTAAGATTGCTGGTGGTATATTAGGTGGTGGACTTGCTGCTGCTATCTCAAGAGGAGATGGAAGATGGTGGGCAATTCCTTTGGGTGCTGTCGTTGGCAGTCACATTGGATGTGATATTGATGGAGGCTAATGGATATACATGACATACCTGGTGTAGGTGGATTCTATACAAAGAAAGAAGTAGATGCTTTAATTAAGGCTGCTGTAGATGAAGCGAGAGCAATTGATGAAGAGTCTATGCGTAAGCATAATAGAGATGCAACTATCATTAGTATGATACTTGGGTTTACAGTTCTAGCATTGTTTGTAGATGGTTTGTTGAGAATCCTTGGTATCATTCCACCATTTATGGATATTGACGTTGATATAATAGATGATATAATAGAGAGAGTAGAGACTGATGTTATGCCAATGGTTCAGGATACAGTTAAGAAGATGCCACGGATACGATGACTCTAGAACAAGATTGGGATTTCTATTTCCAACAACGTCCTAATGGTGGACCTTGGGATGTGGAGAATAATTATGTTCCAGATCTATCTGTAGTAAATTTTATTAGAGAATATAATGTACCAAGCACAGCAAGAATATTAGATTGTGGTTGTGCTGATGGTAGAAACACTAAGTATCTTGCAACTAGAAATTGTACAGTAATTGGATTAGATTTTTCAAAGACTGTAATAGATAGAGCTGCTAAGTCTATCCCTGAAGCAACTTTTGTGTATGGTGATGCTAGATCATTACCATTTGCTGAAGGTAGTTTTGATTATATTATTGATGCTGGAGCACTTCATGTTAATCATCCAGATGATGCTCTCTTTATTATAGAAGAGTATCATAGAGTTCTTTTGTCTTCGGGTAAAGTATTCATTAGAGTATTCTCTGCTGGAGATGACTCATTATATGAACCTATTTTTAATGTAACAAAAGATAGTTTACCAGTCTACGGATACACTGTTGAGGAATTTGAAACTCTTATTGAAGATCATTTTCGTGTGTCAAGAAGGACTCATGCTCCTATGTACGGTGCTCATGGTAACGGTTGTAATTATTACCATCTATCAAGGAAAACTTAAATCATTATAAAAAAACCCCTTTTTATGGGGGTTTCATTATAAAATAGTGTGTAAGATTCAACACAATACAAATGTCAGGAGATTTTTTCTCACATAATGATCAACAACCACCTATACCTGTAGAACAGGCACGTGACCTACAACAGAAATGCAGAGCATCGCTGGCTATGGATGAGATTAAAGAATCTCGGTGGTATAATACAAATTATATTCTAGAAATAGAATCTATGTTAGTCAACGAACGATACAGGACTGGTAGTCCAATGCAAGAGTAGGGGGTCATATATTATTCGATCTTTGATTCCCAGGAAACCGCAAAAAAAACTCGGCATGTTTTTTGGCAAAAAGGGTTTTTTACCTAAACATCAATACTTGAAGAACCAGGTCCATTATCATAAGAAGTTACAGTTCCTAGTTCTACTTGATTACTTACACTAGCACTAATATAACCTCTAGTGTCTATGAATCGCTGTGCTACATTTAGCACAGTTTTTTTATTGTTTTGATCATCCAATTCTGCATGTGGTTCATATGCAACCAAATTGGCAAATTCGTCAGTAATCATATTTGTTAATTGTCCTGTAGGAATTCTTATAAGTCTCTTCATATCGTTTTCATACGATTCGTGCTCATAATTACTTACTGGATATATTGATTCTTCTGATGTCTTAGTTGTTCCGTCTGGTAATACTGCTCTAAATGTGGAATTAACCTCTATACCCCTTTTAATGAAAACTATATCATTGTACAGTATTTCTTTAGTTTCGTAATGATGGACTTGATCGGAATCTGTGTATTTCTCCTCACAGTAGTTTTGAAGGTCATATTCGGATTTTGGCCATTGTTCGTATACGTCTGTAATGTTGTTTACGAGAAGTATTACCCAATCAAGTCCAGAACTGCCAAGTACTGCTAATGCAAGATCTGAAGGTTTAATCCCATCTGGGATAGATGTGGTTTCAAACAGAGTTGTGTATTTTTCAAGATCATCTCTTATCTTACATCTTCTGAAGATATTCTTGACAAGGCGATATTTGAAGGATTCGTCATCTGTAAGACCTTCTCCAATATAGGTATTTGGTAATTGTGAAAAATATGCCATATTTAGTAACCGTCTACGATATCTTCTGTTGTGAGTAGTTTAGTCTCTGTAAATTGTACGTTTAGTACTAATGCTGGTACATTGAGCAGTGAATTACCACCTGCTCTTTTTAATGCATTGTATTGGTTATCTGGAGTATAATTTACTGTAACGTTTGTGCATACTGAAGGATGAATTTTAAAATGTAGATTACTATCTAAATCACCACCACTTGATACTAGAGCTCCTTGAGAGTCAAAACGACAGAATTGTATATCAAATTTTCTTGGAACTTGGAAATATCGCTGACTTTCAGCAGTTGTCATCAATTGTTTCTTTCCTGTCCAAGGATCATCATCGCTGTTATCCCATCCAAATAGATCTTTCAATGCTTTGATTGTTTCATCAAATGGTTCGTATTTTGCTCCTTTTTTACCAATTTGGGATTTCTTTTTTCGTACTTTTCTTGCTAATTTACCAGATTCAAATGTTGGGTGAGAACCCATTTTAAACCATTGACAAATTGACCATATATTTTCTGCTTCTGTAGGGTTTCTAGCAAGCATCTTAAAACTGAAATTATGATTACGGAAACTCATGTTATTGAAGACTTGTTCCGTATAGGGGTTAAATATTCTCCCCTTTGTCATTTGCTCTAAACTGTTAATATCAACACTACCTTGTAATCCTAAAAATCCACTAATACTGTTTGCTGCCTGTACCATTGCACTTGCACCAAATTCAGGATTTGCTGCTTTTGCAGCCATTTGGATTGTTTCTGCTAATTTATCAAAATTTATATCACCTTCTACATTTGCTGCTGCGTTAGCAAGAGCAATACCACCAACTCCGAGATCTACTGTTCTATAGTTTGATTGATATGTTGTTGATAATGCTGGTGGCATATTGATGTATACCGTATCATTATCATATACCTTATCTGCTTCAACTGCACCTATATTTCCACCATAAAATGCTTCATTACTGTTTTTGAATGACATTTGGAAGCTTTTAAATCTAACCCAGTCAATTGCATAGGTAGCACCATCAGCATCTCTATGACGTTCACCATGAGATACAGGAGCTCGGTATGGGTATCTGAAAATTGACAACTTAACTACCTAAATATTAACGTGACCTGTATTTATTTATGCGTTATAAGCGAGGAAAGTACTTTCCTAAAAAACCTAATAAGTATAAAGGTGATTATCGTAATATAGTCTATAGGTCAGGGTGGGAACTTAAGTTCATGAAATTTTGTGATTATAATTCTTCTATTACCGAATGGGGTAGTGAAGAAATTATTATTCCTTATATTTCACCTGTTGATGGTAAACGTCATAGATACTACCCAGATTTTTATGTTAAATCTAAGGGTAAAAAGTATATAGTAGAGGTTAAACCATTAAGACAGACTAAAGAACCAAAAACGCAGAAAAAGGTTACTAAAAAGTATATTAATGAAGTTGTCACTTGGAGTGTCAACAATGCAAAGTGGAAAGCAGCAACCGAGTTTTGCAAAGATTATAATATGGAGTTTATGATCATTACAGAAAAGGAGCTTAGAGTATAATGCCTTGGCGTTCAGACATACCACATAAACAGCAAGCTAGATCGGGGTATCCAAGTTTGCAAGAGATGATGGCATTTTCCTTAAAAGATAAGGATTATTCTCCAGCTTCGACTAATTTATTCACAATACACATTACAACACCAGCGTTATTAAAAAACTGGCAGGCAAGAGATGATGGAAGTCATACAATATCAGATACTATTGGATATAGAGATTCAACATTTATGCCTGATGCAGGTGGTAAAGGAGGAATGTTGGGTAAATGTTTAAATTTTTATTGTCAAACTATTAGTATACCAAGTAAACAGGTTACAACTGGTTCACTTGTTAATATAGGTACTGCAACTAAGTATGCTACAGGATCTGCTTTCAGTCAAATTTCTGCAACCTTTATTGCACCTAAATCTCAACATAGTAGAAATTTCTTTGAAAGATGGATACAATTGATGGCTCCTGATGCCAATCAGTATAGTGATTATTATGATTATTATAATGCTCCTAGAATGATGATTTTTAAATGGGAGAAAGGTGGACAACGTGAAGAACCTTATACATTTGAAACTAGAAATCAAAATGCAAAGATAGAAGGATGGAATCCTAATGATAGACATCCACAGAAAGCATTTAATTATAAGTTAACTGCTAGTTGGGAGATGCAACAAGCATTTCCTTATAATCTAGGATCTACTCAGTTAAATAACCAAGCAGCACGTGCTATGACGTTTACAGTAGGATTCTTCTTTGAGCGTTATAGATTCTATACAGGAGCAGATTTCGATGAACCTGGTATAAGAACACAAATCTCTATTCCTGGAATGGGAACACGAGATAATGATTATTATGATCCTCTTGTTGATGCTCAACAGATATTTGGTGAAGTAGACGCAACACAAAAATCCCTCGGAATATGGTAAAATAATATGCCACTACCAGAAATACATTACGACCCTTGGTTTCATAAACCTCACCCCCACGACTCTATGCCTATTGCAACTGATGAACCTCTAGATCTTGCACCAAGTTCTGTAGAACCTCAAGATGAAGAGAAAGAAGAAACACCACACGAAACTGCTTATCGTTTAGCAGTTGAAAAACATAGTCCTTGGCCTGGCGGAGGTTCCGAGAACTTTCATAAATAATTTTACTGAATTGAATTTACAATGCCATTACCTACATTAACTGTACCTAAGTACAAACTGAAACTGCCTTCTGATGGCAGAACTGTCAATTTTAGACCTTTTCTTGTAAAAGAAGAGAAATTGCTACTTCTAGCAACTGAGACAGGTAGTCAAGAAGATATTGTTGCTGCAATTAAAAATATAATTGCTGAATGTACTGATATTCATGATATTGATGACCTTCCAACTTTTGATATTGAATATGTCTTCCTTCAAATCCGTACCAAATCTGTTGGTGAGGCTGTTGAAGTTAACGTGACATGTCCTGATGATGGAGTAACGGAAGTACCTGTTAAAATACCTTTGAATGAAATCAAAGTCAAAAAAGACAAGAAGCATAAGAAGGAGATTAAATTGGGTGAAGATATTATCTTAACTATGGCTTATCCTAGTTTAGATACATTTGTTCAAATGAATTTCCAAGATGAAGAACCTACTGTAGATTCTGTTTTTGAAATGGCAGCAGGTTGTGTAAAGCAAATTGCTGATGCTGAACAAGTATATGATGCTTTAGATACTCCTAAAGAAGAATTGATAGAATTTTTTGACCAGTTGAGTAGTAAGCAGTTCCAAGAAGTACAAGCCTTCTTTGATACTATGCCTAAACTATCTCATACTGTTAAGGTTACTAATCCTAAAACTAAAGTCGTAAGTGACATAGTTCTAGATGGATTAGCATCTTTTTTCGGTTAGCTCTACTCCATCAAAATTTACAGACCTTCTATGAAGTTAATTTTGCACTTATGCACCATCATAAGTGGCCATGTGATTATATTGATAACTTGATTCCCTTTGAAAAAGAGATCTATATGAATCTCTTAATGAATTATCTTAAAGAAGAAAATAGGCGAATGGAGGAGAGCCAGAGGCAACAACAAAAGTAGCATTAACTAATAGTGGCAAATAAGTTTACACATAAGTTTGTAAATGCTGGAGTAAAAGGTAAACTTACACCAGCACTTTTTGCTGCAAGGAAATCTATTACTGCTACTAATAGGATAGGTAATACAGTAGCTAGTATTGGTAATGTTGTATGGGATATGAGGCAAATTGCTGTCAAATCGGCAGCAAATAAAGTACTAGCAGAACAGGCACGAAGAAGAGCAGAACAAAGAGAAAGGGATGCTGAAGCAGAGGAAGCAGCAGAACTGGATAAATCGTTACAATCGAAAAAGGCACAGAAACCAGACGCTAAACAAAAGAGTCTTGCCGAAAAGCATTTTGGTTGGTTAAATGGGTTCCTTAGACCTATAGTAGAATTTTTTGGGTGGTTAATTAAGGTTACCCTTATTAAGAATATTCTTAATTGGCTGCAAGATCCGAAAAATAAAAAACAATTAAAAACATTTTTAAAGAAGTTTACTTTTGTTGTAAAGAAGTTATATTCATTTGCATCTTGGATTGTAAAAGATAATATTCTTGATGGTCTCGCAGATCTGTTTGGAGCTGGAGGTAAAGACGGTAAGGATTCATTCTGGGATAGAGTAAGAGGACTAGGTAAGCTCATGTTTGGGCTTACCATGATGCGATGGTTGCTCAATCCATTTGCAGCAGTAACTGATATTGTAGGGTTACTTGACTTTATAATGAATTGGCGATTGCCACCGTTGAGGATAAAAGGATTAAAGAGGCTTTGGGGTAGACGGATAAAGAAAGGGTTTAATGCACTTCGAGAGAGTAAACGTCTGAAGAAGATGGTTCAAACCATCAAGAAATTCGGCAGACCCATAATGAAGCCGATTAAGTTCATTGGGAAGCAGTTTCAGAATTTTAGGAAGGGATTTAAGGGTGTAACAAAGACAGCAGATATTGCTAAGACGACTAATACGTTATTTCCTCATATAGCAACTGGTGCTAATAAGGGTGGGAAGGCATTTGAAGCTGGAAAACAAGTTAGACAAACTCTTAAAAATTTCTTTGGACCTGGAAGTAAGTTTGGTAATTTATTAAACAAATTACCTTTTAAAAATTTCCAAGTTCCTAAACCAATGAAGCCAAACCTTTTTGGTAAGGCATTGAGTAACAGGTGGAAAAAGGCTGTTGATGGGATTAAAGCTGGTGTTGGTACTATTAATAAGTGGGGTAGTAATGGATGGGATTATCTAAGTAAACTTCCTAAAAAGGCATTTGATAAAGTTTCTAAAAGGTTCCTTGAACCTGTATGGAATAAAGTAAAACCGATTCAGAAACAAGTTTCCAATGTGACGAAACCGTTTAATAATGCGGTTAAAAATTCTCCTATTGGTAAACTTGTTAGAGGTGCAGGAGCAAAGAAGGTAGGTGCTTCAAGGTTAAAAGATGTACCTCTTTTGGGAGCACTTGTCAATTTTTACTTTGCTGTTGATTCTTTTAAGAATGGTGATACTGTTGGTGGTGTATTAGAGTCTATTGCTGGTGGAGCAGAGTTAGCTGGTTATTTAGTACCAGGTATGCAATGGGCAATACCAGCTGGTATGGCAATAGATCTGTATTTACTTTCTAGAATTATTCCTGGTGGTGTAGGTGAATCTATAATGGAATGGGAGAGAACTAAAGCTATCCCAGGAATGGCTAATACGTTTGAAAGTGCTCTTTCAGGTACTAAAAATTTAGTACAAGGTGCTAAAACACAGATAAGTAAAGCATTTGATGGTATTAATAAATGGATTGGTGCTGATAAAGAAGCACAAAAAACAAAGCATATAACTGAAGGTCAGGGTGATGGCGAAGGAATGACCAAGGAAGAATCTGATGCTGCTTATGAAAAAGATAAAACAGGTGGTAGAGGCTGGGGATTCTTAAAACTCTTTAGAAATAAGTCTCAAACTGATAAGCAAGTTAGGAAGGATGTTAAAAAGTATGGATATACTGTTCCTTCAGGTTCATTTTCTTCAGGGTCTTCACATACTGATACCACATCTAGACATAGTACTGGTTCTTCTGCTGATCAACCTCAGTTTAAGGCTAAGAAACCTTGGTGGAAAGTATGGGAAAAAGGTGGAAGACATATAGTACCATCTAAACCTTTGAGTAGTAGTGGAGGATTTATTCTTGGAGGTATTGGTAAGTTTATTGGTGGTATAGGTAAAGGTATTGGAAATGCGATTGGTGGTATAGTTAAAGGTATTGGTGGTGCTATTGGTGGCATTATTAATACAGTAAAGGATGTTTTAGGTGGTCCATTAGGACAAATCTTGATGATGGCATTACCAGTAATGTTCCCTGCTGTTGCTTGGTTGGGACCAGTATTGAAAGGTATTAATGCTGTTATGGCATTGGCAAGTGGTGACCCATTAGGGGCTATAATGTCTCTGTCTGGTGCATTTAGTAGTATTAATACTGTTAATGCTATAGCGATGCCTAAATGGATGCAATCTATGAGGTTTAGTAAGTTTGGTAACTTTATGGCAAACTTGAATGGACCAGGTGGATTCTTGAGTACTAAGATGGGTAAGATTGGTGTAGGGATACTCTCTGGTAACTATGGTGCTGCATTTAATGCTGCTATTGATGGTACATCTTTAGGTGCTAGTTTGGCTAACCTTGGTAATAAAGTTGATGAAATGGGACTCGGAGGTGTCCTTGGAGCCATACCAGGCTTAGGACCAACCCTACAGAATATGGGTCTTGGTGATGTTGTTGGAATTTCAAGTCTATTAACAGGTGATTTCTCTGCTGCTGGTTTCATTACTGGTATGGCAGAAAAGCATGGTTATGGTGGACTTGTTAAGGCAGCTCTTGGTATGGTCGGAGGTAATTTTGAACAGGGTATGATAGATCTTGCTAGTGAAATGGGTGTAAGTCCTGAAATGTTTGGTGTTATTGATACATTACAAATGTTAAGGGAAGGTGGTGAATCAGAGAAGCAAAAAATTATGCAGGAGATTGGAAGTATATCTGTTGTTAGTTTCCCTGTTGTTATTCAAAAACTTTTATCAATTCCAACACCAGTTGGAGTTGAGTCTGGAGGTGGAGGTGGCTCCAGTGGATCTGGTGGACTTCTAAGTCGATTGGGATTTGGTAAATAAATAGAATGACGAGGTATATTCTCTAATGGCAAGTATCCAAAAGTCATCAAAAATTAATATGTACAAGTTCGTCAATACTGACGATCAAGGTGCATCTGCGGATCCTGTTGCCAAAAGTATTAACGTACAGACTCAAGCATTAAACAATATGGGTCGTACCATTAATGGTATTGCTCAAACTGTCGTAACTTTAAAAAATATTGCTCTTCATAGATTAAAGCAAGAAGAGAAAGCAGCACGAGAAAAATTTAAACCGAAATATACTAAGCAAAGACAAAATCCATTCAAATCTTTAATGCTTAGTGTGAAAGCATATAAAGTTAAGGGATTCTTAGAGAGTATGCTTTCATTCTTAGGAAGTTTACTTAAAATATTCATTATTAGACCAATATTAAATTGGTTATCAGATCCAGCGAATAAACAAAAATTAGTTAAGATATTAGAAGGTACTTGGAAGGTATTAAAAGGTATTACTGAGTTTCTTGGTAGTCAATTTGTTCATGCTATAAATGAGCTCCATGATGTTCTGAGTGGTGAAACTAGTGTTTGGAAAAAGATAACATCATTCACTAAACTTTGGATTAAATTTGCTCTTGGCTTCATGGCCATCAAGTTCTTAAGAAATCCAGTTAAACTCTTAAGATCTGTAGCAAATGTTGGCAGGATGCTTGCCATCAAAACAAAATTAGCGAAGGCACAATTAGTTAAGAGGAAAAAATTCTTAACTGGTGGTAAATGGGCTAGAGGTAAATGGTTACTTGGTGGTGCTGTTGGTGCAACTGTACTTTGGCAGTTTGCTCAGTGGGCATTAGGTAAGAAGGAGAAAGAAGAATCTGGTGATGATAGTACTCCTAATTCTGGTGGAGGTGCTGATAGAGGTAAAGATAGGGCATTCTCTATACAGGAATATGGTGAAGATCTTACCACTGCTATGTACGATGCATTAGGATTAGAAAATCCTAATGAGAAGAAGAAAGAGAAGAAGAATATGTGGAACCCGAAGAATTGGTTCGGGGGTAAAAAAGATAAAGAATCTAAGAAGGATGGTAAGGATCCTAATGCATTAGGAATTCTTGCTGGAATGTATACGGCAAATAAACAGTTTGAACATCTGATTAAAACATTTAAGGAAGAGAGTTCAGAATTTAGCGGTAAGATGAATGATGCTGATGGTGCTGGTAAAGCAGAACTAATGCTTAACCTTGCTGCTACACTTGAATCAGCATTGGGTAGTAAAAACCAAATGTTCCAAAAACTGCAACTGCAGACTCAGAATCTTGTTGAGAGTGCTTCAGGTGTTGCTAATGGTGATAAGACTAGTCTTGGTGAATTTTTAAAATGGGCAGGACATGATGTTCAATCTAGAGAACAAGGTGGTCCAATTGGTTCTTTTGAAAATGGTGGACAGTGGTTAAATGGTCCTAATAGTGGATACCCTGCAGCTCATAACGGGCAACCATTAATTGCTCACGGGTTAGAAGGATTGTTTACTAAGCCTGGTAGTAAGGATGGATTTATAGTACCATTTGATAATGCTGCAACTAGAAAAGATCCATTGTTAACTATGGTGAGGTTAGCACAAGCTAAGAAACTTGGATTTAAAAATGGACCACCAGGATTTGAGGGTGGTGGATTAGGATTAGCTAATCTTAAGAATAATAAGACATATAGAATATCTCAGGATAAAGGATGGTTTGAAAAATCTAAAATTAAATCTGGTGGAGGAGGTAATTGGTTCACCAATATGTTTAAAGGTTGGGGTGGTGATAAAGGAAGTGGTGGTAACTGGGGATTAGGTGCAAACTTTGGTCAGCAGTATCAAGAACCTGGTTCAGGTGGATTAGGATTGGTACAAAGATTGATTGCTTCTCATCGTGGAGATGAACTAACTTCAGCATTATTAGCAAGAACAATCTTTAATAGAAAGGCTGCTATTGATAAGACTGGTAATCCCCAAATGTTTAAAGCGAAGAGTGGAAGTTTCCATGATATATTACATGCACCAGGTCAGTATCCTAATGTAGAAAGTGGTAAGATAAAGGGTTCATTCTCTAATTCTGAGTTGAATGCTGCTGGTAAGGCTATGAAGTTAGCAAAAGAAGCACATAAACTTAAAGAACGTTTAGGTGACAGTGGATTAGATCCAGCTAAAACGCAGCAATTACTAACTTCTACCATATTCAAACCTGGTTCTGGTTTAAATAAAGGTGGACTAATGGGATTACTTACTGGTGGTGGAGGTGTTAGATTTGGTAAATATACATTCCAGAATAAACCATCTAATGCTATGAATGCTTTGATGGGTGGAATGAATCCATTAATGATGAAAGGTATGATGACTATGATTACTAATCTAGTCGGAGGAAAGAAAGATGGTGGATTTGGTAGAGATCTTATTATGACACTTGCTAGTGGAGTTCTAGGTGGTGGGTTTGGAAAAGAGGGAGGTAAAGGTGGTGGAATGATGGATGCTTTATTTGGAATGTTTGGTATGCCTACTCAGAGAGGTGGACAAAAGGATAAAAAACCTTCTATGTCTGGTGGTTTAGGACAGGTATTACAAGGTATATTTGGTGGTAAAGGTGGAAAGGATAAGAAAGAAGAGAGGATGGAGTTTAAGAAGAGAGAGAATGAAAGACATAGACAGATAATGAAGTATGAAGCATCACAGCAGAAACGTAATATCATGTCTAGATTGCATGACCAAGCTAGTCAAAATGCTAGAGAGATTACATCAGCAGTTAACTCATCCAATAAATCTGCTGCTAGTCAGGCAAGAATGGGTGCAGAAGCTGTTGCTAGATTATCTCAACAGGCACAACAATCAAAAGGAAATGCCTTTATGAGTGTATTCAAGTCAATAGCAACACAACTAAGTTCATCTAAGAAAAAATAATTATGAAGTTAAAATTATTAAATATAGACGGAAAAAAAACAGAAACTATTGATGTTTCAGATAAAGTTATTAATTTGAAAGTTAATCATAAGTTAATCAAGTATGTTGTGGATTGGCAATTAAATCATTTAAAACCTAGATTAGCTAAAACTAAACAAAGAAATGAAGTAATAG